CCACGAACCGAGCCAGCAAAAGACGGCGACCCGCCCATGTCGGCGGGCGAGGTAGCAGCCTGTCTCGTCCCGCCCGAGGCCCCGCCATCCACGCCACCGACCGATCCACCCCCGCCTACGCCCAAGCCGAAGCCAGAGAGCGGCGAGGGCTCAGGCAGTACAAGTACGGCTGATCTCGAGCTTGATGCTCTTGAGCGGGAATTGGATAAAACCCCCACCCGCAAGGAATCCGGCACCGTCCGCGTCAAGGTCTTCGCCGTTGACGAGGCGGGCCGGGAGGTCGTGGTCGGCGTGCCGTTGAGGTCCGGCGGGCGGCTGGAAGCCACGGCGCGCCTGTCGGTGGTCGGCATGTTCAAGATCGGTATTCCAACGCCCCGGGGCACCATGACAAAGATGCAACTCCACCCGATCCCCGTGGCCCAGGACGCGCTGCTGGCCGAGGCGGTTGCGGAGGCGCTTGTCCTCTACGACGGTTGCATCGAGGAGGCGAAGGCCGCCGCGGTAGCCGAGGTGATGGGGTCGGAGAAGCGGATTGTCACAGCCGGGAGCATACCACCAAATTGACCGCAACCCAGACAGCCGAGATGGTAGGCCTGCTCGCCTGGGTGTCGTCGCGTGTGATGATCCAGGCCAAGAGCGGCGTGCTCCTGCCACTTCACCCGTATCCCGAGCAGTTGCGGATCTGGGGCTACGCCTGCCGTCAGCGGACCCTCGGCTTGCCTGTGCGCATCCGCGTCCTCAAGGCCCGGCAGGTCGGGGCGAGCACTGCCATCGAAGCCCTGATCTTCGGCGATTGCCAGAACCGCCCAAACCGGCATGGCTTCGTGTGTGCCCACGACGACGACTCCTCGGCCATCCTCTTTCGCATGACGCAACTGATGGAGGAGGAACTGCCACCGGAGGAGCGCAGGGCCAAGGACTACTCAAACAGGAAAGAGATCATCTTCTCACAACCTCACCGGTCGCAGATACAGGTCCAGACCGCAGGCAAAATGGAACTGGGCCGGTCGGGCATGATTCACGATCTGCACTGTTCAGAAGTGGCTTTCTGGAAACGCGGCAAGCAGACGCTGCTGTCGGTGCTGCAATGTGTGCCGGACCAGCCGGACACCATGGTCATTCAGGAAACGACGGCCAACGGTGCGAGTGGCCCGTTCTATGAGGGTTGGAACGACAACGTGCGGCGCTGGAACGCCGCTACGACTGAGCGTGAGCAGTTGAGCGGCTACGTGCCGGTGTTCATCTCCTGGCTGAGTTGTACCGACTACCAGATACCGCTTCAACCCGGCCAGACGCTTGAGCCCCTGGACGAGAAGGAAGAAGCCCTTGTAGCAGCAGGCGCGACTGCGGCGCAACTGAAGTGGCGGCGTTCAGCCATACGCGACAAGTGCGGCAGCGACGAGGAACTGTTCGAGCAGGAGTATCCTTCGACGCCCGATGAGGCGTTCAAGACCTCAGGCCGCCCTGCGATTCCCAGGGCCATTTTTGAGCGGCACCACCAGACTTCTTGCCCGCCGGCCAGGGCGGTGCATTTGGTGGAGCGCAGGACGCTTGAGGGAGCGGTCGTGACGGCTGAACCGGCCGACCTCAACGCCCGGCTGTGCTGGCACGTCTGGCACGAACCGGACCCCACCTGTGACTACACGGTGTTCGGCGATGTGGCCGAGGGGCAACTCGCCGACCCTGCCGATCCCCGGAGCGACCCGGACTTCTCGGCGGGCCTGGTCTTCAATCGGCGATACCTCCGCTTCGATGCCATGTTCCACGGGCGGCTCGAGGCGTATGACTTCGGCCTGCAACTGTGGATGGCGTCGGTATGGTATCGCAACGCCTGGGCCTCGCCAGAGTCCAACGCTTGTGGCATCGCGCCGTTGGCGGCCTTCAAGCACAAGGCATACCCGTATCTCTACCAGCGGACCCGGCCGGAAGAAGCGCTCAATGCCGGGGAGGACTCGCCGCTGTGGGGCTGGAAGACGACGCTTGCCAACAGGGACTTTATGATCGACACGTGGGTTGCCCGGTGCCGAAGCGATCCGGTCGAGGGGTGGGCGCCGGCGGTTCTCGTGCTTCAGGAGGGCTTGGCCGATGAAGAACAGCACTTCGTCCGAAAGGCCAGCGGCAAGCGGGAACACCAGGCTGGCTACCATGACGATATCCTATTTGGGGCGATGGGTGCACTTCAGTTACACGTTCTATGTCCTCGTGGTGAGTTTGAGACGACACCGGCCGTGAAGCGGTCGAGGCGGCCCATGAAATACGCCGGCGGGGTTGATCCCGGCCTTGAGGTTGAGGACATGGAGTGCGTGACGACGGGTTGAGGAGCCGGGAATGACTATGCTCCAGGAACTTGAACCCGCCATCATCGGCCTCGTCGTCGGCGTGGTTGCCCTGGCCGGCGTCTGGCTCGGTGCCCGCATCGTCTGGTGCCTGATGCGGCCGGACGCGACGATGAGGCTGTGGGGCCGGAAGGCCGAGCCGGAGATCGAGCAGGAGGAGACGGATTAAATGATCGGCCAACTCCTCCGCATGTTCGTCTGCGTCATCCGAGGCCACCGGGTCGGCAGGTGGTTCCTCAAGCACTCCCTTGACGCGGGGCGGTACAACGGGTTCAATACAGACAGGGTGCACCTGCGCGTCGGCCGGTGTGAGCGATGCGGGGATCTGGTTTGTGAGAAGCATGCAGGGGCGACAGACGCGGGCACAGAGGGGCAACCCGTGGAAGAGATACGTTTGTCGGCAGACACGGCTGGGTCTATCACGGTCACGAAGGCGACGGCGTGCGGCCCGAGCGAGATGAACCCCCAGCGGACACCCAACCAAGAACACCCGCTTGGCACCCGACGCATGGGCGCCGATGGGCGGGAGCAGGTCTATGCGAAGTGGGAGTTGAGGTGCTGGCCGTCTGGCCGGCGCGGGATACCCGATGAGAACAAAGCGAACCCAGCCATTAGCAAACTTCTGAACAAGAGGTTTTGGGAAGAACCCCTTGCCCGAAAAGGCTGACGTACCCACAATATAACCAAACGGAGAGTTCGGGGGTCGCCCCCTCGAAACTCTGTGCACACAAAGCACAAGCCCCACACCCGCGCGGGGGTGTGGGGCTTTTCGTTTGGCCGGAGCAGTAGATGGCAGACGAACAAAACCAAGCCCTCCAAGACCTGAACGATCGCATCGACGCCATGATTGTCGAAGGCGCCGGCGAAAACGCCCGCTGGATGGGCCTTTGGCGCGATGCCCAGGACTACATCTTCAACAACCAACTCGCCGGCCGTGACGCCAAGAAGGGTTGGGAGCGGATACAAGTCAACTACATCTACCCCGCCGTCCAGCAGCAGATCGCCATGATGGCGCAGCGGCGACCCAAAATCGTTACCGAGGGATGGGAAGCCGCCGACCAGGACGGGGCCGCCTTCTGGGAACCTGTCCTGCAATGGCAGTTCGAGCACGACCTCGACCTGGGGTTCAAGGCGGCCGCCGCAACCCTCGACGCCAACATCTACGGGTTCTATGTCGGCCGGGTGTACGGCGACGAGAAGGCTTACTGGGACCGCAACGCCCGCCACTGGCAGTGGCGCCCCCGCGTGTCGCTCGTGTGCCCGGAGTATTTCTTCGCCGACCCTGAATGCGAGACCATCGACCAGGCGGCCTATGCGGGCACCAGCCGTCGGGAACGTACCGAGAAGGTGATCGCGCGGTGGCCCCAGTTCAAGAAGCAGATCGAGGACGCGGCACAGAAGACACAGGACGGTCAGCCCGCCATCGCCTACACGCACCAGCAACTCCTTGCCGCGCGTGAGGATGAACAGGATGCGGGTGTCGGCAAGAAGCGAGAGGCGACTGAAGGCCGCCTCGTCTCACTCCTGCGCCGCCTGCGCCAAGGCCCCCAAGAGCCGACGGGCAAGGATGCGAAGAAGGGCGTGCCGCGGTACGTGACGCTGACGGAGATCTTCTTCCGCGACAATTCCGAGGTGGACGAGCAGGATCCGCCTGAGCCCATGTTGGCCGAGGAACTGCTGGCCGCCGGGCAGATCGGAGTGGTGGAAGGCGTGTTTGTTGCGGCCGAGGACGGCATGATTGAGGGCGTGCTGGCCGGAGAGCCGATCCCGGCAGAGGCGTGGCCGATGCGGCCCGGGCCGAAGCGGAAGGTGCCGGAGTTCCCGTACGGTCGCCGCGTGCTGCGCGTCGAAGACACCATCCTTAACCCCAAGCGCAAGGACCAAGTCTGGCCGTACACCCGCTGGCCATTCGTGGTCGGCGTCAACGAAATCCTGCCGCACCTGTGGCGGGGCATGAACGGTGTCGAACCAGCCAAGGGGTTGCAGGACTGGCTGAACGTCTCCGCCGCCCATATGTGCGCCTACGTCAAGTATTTCGGCGATCCGGTGGTGCTGGTTGAAAAGGGCGCAGTAGCCGGGGACCCGGATGATAAGAAAATCGCCTCACACCTTCGGGCGATGGCCGGGGCGATCTGGCAACTGGCCAAAGGCGGTATCAAGAAGATCAGACGCGACCCCCCTCCCCCGCTTGGCCAGGCTGTCCTGAACCTGTACGAACTGTTCGCCCGCGAGATTCAGGATCAACTGGGGATGCAGGAAGTGGCGCGGGGCCGGCAGGCCAAAGGCCAGGCCACGGCCACGGAGATCGCCGAACTGGCCCGGAGCAGCCGCGTCCGCACGTCGCTGTGCGCCGCCATGCAGGACGTGTGGATTCAGCGCATCATGTCCCTGGTGGCGGAGTTCGACCAGGCCAACATGCAGCCGGGGCAGATGGTCAGGCTGGCCGGCGAGGAGCACCAGGCGATGGCGATGCGGATTCCCGAGGGGGTCTGCGACGTGCAGTTCGACGTCAGGCTGCGCGTCGGCACCGACCTGCCGCTCGACCAACAGATGCGCAAGGCCGAGTATCGGGAACTGTACGAAATGTTGGGCCCGCCGATTCTGGAGGAAGTGCTCGATGCCTACAACGTGCCGAACAAGGCCGAGATTCTTCAGCGTGTCCAGGCGTGGCAGATGATTCAGCAGGCGATGGCAGAGCAGGAAGCGGCGGCGAAACAGGAGCAAGCCGGGGAGCCAGTGGCGCAGGGAGCGTGAGATGCCCGTTGGCCTTGTCAAGAGCGTTGCCAAGAGCCACGGCTTGAGCGAGGAGCGCGTGGAACGCCACTGGAACGAATGCAAGGCGAGTGTGGCCAAGGCGTTGGGCCACGCGCCCAAGACCGATAGCGACTGGGCCCGCGTCAACGGCTGTGTGCAGAAGCGGGCGGCGGCGGCGGCGAGCAGTCCCGGAAGGGCGTTGATGAAGAAGGGATAAGCCATGAGTACATGGCGTTGTCGGTGGTGTGGCAGGGCTGTTGGAACACGCCACGAGCGCGCTTATGAGATGATGGGGCGAGGTGGCGTATTCTGTGAATCTTGCGTGGATAACTATAACCACGGAACGGCAGTGGGTACAACGACGGTGGACAACAACCCATCGACGGGGTTCACGATGACGACCTAAAGCAACTGCCGGGCCTCGTGCCCGGAATTGTCAGGGGGCCACAGTCCCTGACCCGGCTTCTGTGGCCCACCCCTGTTCTTTTGTGAAGCCGGGATCGCAAAGCCGGGTCCAGCGACCGCGTGTGCGGTCGGGTTCCGGCTTTGTTTTTCGGAACCGCCTGCGAGTGCAGCCAATAGGACATGAGCCGAAAGGCCAGCACGCAAGGCCCGAATGTTTCGTGGTTTGCCGCCTGCGACAAGCGCGCAGCCCGGCAGAGACGAAGGGAGAGCAGCAAATGGCAGAGGACAAAACGAAGGGTGCAGCAGTTGCCGATCCCAAGAAGGTCGGACTCGACGGCGAACGGCCGTCCGGCCTGAGGCCTGAAGACCTCTATGCCGAGGTGGTCAAGCCGGAGCCGAAACCCCCGGACAAGGCCGACGACGACGCCAAGGTCAAGAAGGCCGACAAGAAGCCGGCCAAGGCCGAGCCGGACGCCGAACCGGATGCAGCGGCAAAGGCCGCGGCAGACGAGAAGCGGTGGGACGAGGAGCGGCAGAGGCGCGACCAGGACCATGCCAACGAGCGAAGGCTGCTCGAAGGCCAGGTCACGGCCATGCGAGAACAGGTCACCGCTCTGTCAACGCAACTTGCCGCTGCTGCCAAGCCGGCTGCCCATGACAAGGTGGCCGAGAAGCGGCTGGCGTCGCTCGAACGCCTCGAAGGCCAACTTGCCGGTCTCAGCGGCGAGTCCGACCCCGGGGCGGTAGCCGGAGCGATGCGCATGATGGGCGGTTTGATGACCGACCTGATGACCGCCGAGCGCGATACGGCGACGGTCGATCCGAGCGAGGTGCAGAAGATCCTCGACCGCCTCGGCAAGATTGAGACCGGCTTTCAGGACTTGGCTGCCATGACGACCGCTCAGGCGGCGGAAACCACCCTTGAGCGCACACTCCAGAGACTCGACGCCGAGTTCGGCGCCAAGCATCGCAACGCAGCGCTGAAGGCGGCGCGCGACCTTATGGGGGCACGCGGCCGGTCTGCGGACAACCCCCCGACGGATCTGGAAACCGAACTGGTGCTGCGCAACGCCTACATGGCGGAGGCCGCCGGCGACAAGAAGCCGGGCGATATGCCCACAGGCAACGCCGGCGTCCTGCCCGGAGACACCGGGGCCGGCGGCAGCGCCACACAGCACGCGACCGGTAAGGCGGGCACCCTTCCAGAAGTTCTGGACATGATGAGGCAAGAAGGCAAGGTGCGGTAACAGGGAAGCAAAGCCGGGGCCGCGCCGCAACATGAAAGGCGCAGGCCCATGTCGAACACGAACATTGAAAACAGTACCCGCGACGCCTGGTTGCGGACGACCGTCAAAGAGGTGTTTCTGAGGCTCGCCTTCGTGGCGATGCTCATGGAACATCGAAGGGTCACGTTCAAGGGCGGCAAGACCGTCACCAAGACCATCGTGAGCGACGATCTGGAATCGCTCGCTCAGTCGTACACCTCCAACGAAGGTCTGACCGGCGGGTCAAAGACCATCCTCGCCAAGCCGAAGTTCTACTGGAAGAAGTTCCAACTTCCCGTTGAGTACGGTGTTGACGAGGAACTTGAGAACCACGGCGCGCCGGACGACGTAGCGCCCGTCGATCTCATCGAAACCCTCACCACCGTGGCGCACAAGAGCGCCCGGATGAAACTCAACAGCATGATCTTCGGCGACAACGGCGGTGCCGCCACCGATACTCCCGCCGCCAGCGCCGACTTCCAGGGTGTCATCGCCGCCCTCGATCACTCGATCACCTACGGCACGCGGACGCGATCAACCACCCAGGCCACCGGCTCGCTGTGGCAGTCGGTCAGCACCGGCGACATCTGGACCGACCAGGACGCGGCGATGGCCGCTTCAATCGGCAACCTCCGTATCCATGTGGCGAAGTGCCGTCGCTACCGCCCGCCCAACGCCAAACTGTACGTCATCTGCGGCGAGGCGATCTTCCAGCAGTTTCAGTCGCAGATCGAGGCCCGCCACTTCTACAGTCGTGAGGGCAAGGCCGGGTCGCTCGCCAAGTACGGCTTCAACACGTTTGAGATCGACAACGTGGAGTTCGTCCAGGAGTCGTACCTTTCGACCCTCGGTTCGACCAACGCCCACAACACGTCGTACTACCCCGCCACGTGGTTCTTCATCATCGACCCGGAGACGTGGGAACTGCGTTTTCATCCGGCCCGCGCCATGAAGATGACCGGGTTCACATGGCAGGGCGATCAGGTTGGCGGCCAGGACAAGTGGCTGGCCCGAATCATGGCGGCCGGGAACCTCGTCTGCTGGCAGCCGAACGCGAACTGCTTCAAGTCCAACGTGAGTTAACGGGGCGTGAACGAGCGGCCCGTCGCGTAGGGCTGCACAGTGAAGGAGCCATCTCATGGCAAACGTCACAATCGACAGCGAAGGATTCTACCTGCTCGATCTGTTTCCGGGCGTCCCGGACACCAGACTCAGCGAACCCAAGGACGGCTTCACCGGCGCCGACCATCACAACGTCGCGGCCGTCGCCTACCCCATCGGCACCAAGATCCAGGTCTACAACAAGGGCACGGGCGTGGACGGGTACTCAGTGCTCCTCTACGCCAAACTCGAAATGCAGGACGCCACGTACATCCTGGCGGCCCGGCATTTCCTGACACAGCACACCGACGCCACGGCCTTCGACCTGACCAACGACGCGGCCACCGACATCGGCACCGGCTGCGGCGCGGCCGCGGTCGGGCTCGGTGCCATGACCGTGGATTACTACGGTTGGTTCTGGTGTGGGGGCGTCGCCCCTGAATCGTTCGTGAGCGGTACGGGCGGGAGTTACTACTGCTCGTCCGCGCTGGCGATCGGGACTGCCATGCTGGCGGACCTGGAAACACCGGGCACGACGGCCGGCGAAATTGGGATGAAAACGGCCGCCGGCGACGCGATGGCGGTGATCGCCATTGCCAACGTCGCTGCCGCGTAGCGGCTTGACAACTGAAAGGAGGCCAACGCTATGGCCGACAGCACAATCGACTCAGAACTCATTCTCCTACGAGACAACTGGCCGGGCGATGCCGATCCCGGTCTCGCGCAGGATCCGCCGCGTGACGGCTTCGCCGGCGCCGACCATCACAACGTCGCAACGGCGGCCTATCAGGTCGGCAGCAAGATCCAGGTCTACAACAAGGGCACGACTGGTCAACCGGGTTTCGCCACCTTCGTCTACCTTCAGGTGGGCATTCAGGACGCCGAGACGGTGCTTGCCGCCAAGTCCATCGTCGTCTCGGACTCGGCGACCGTCTGGTACAAGGTGACGAACGATCCAGGCGACTGTATCGCCCTGCCCACCGGCCTTGCCGCCGTAGCCATCAGCGCCATCACCAACGCCTACTACGGTTGGTTCTGGTGCAAAGGTGTCTGCCCCGAGGAGGCTGTCTCCGGTCTGGGCGGCACCTATGCGACCGAGGGCAACGTCGTGGCCGGCGACATCACCGCTCACATCCTCGCGGCCGGCGTCATCGGCCTGGGACCGCGAGCCGCCGGCGAAGGCTGCTTCGGCTTCGCCCTGGCCGGCGACGTGACGTAGAGGCCGGCAGAAACATGGCAGGGGCGCCCCGTTCCGCACGGGGCGGGGCGCTCACATAGAAAAGGAGCCCTCTCATGGCTGACAGCACACTCGATGCGAGTTTCCTGATCATGTTCGACCGATGGCCTGGTGTGGCCCGGCGGGTCGATTTCGCGGACATGCCTGCGGCGTGGCTTACGCCGGTTGCCACGGCAGTACATCGTCAGGGTGAGAAGATCTGCGTCTGGAATCCCCTGACCACCACCGTCCTCGGCCTGAACGGCTGGACCACGCTCGTCTACCTGAAGTTGGGAACGCAGGGCACCACCATCGTCGCGGGCGACCTCGTGGTGCCGTGTCTGGCAACCAACCCGTTCGTCGTCTCGAACGACCAGACCGGCGGGGCCACCCCTGCCCTGGACGCGCTTGGTAGTCCGTTGGCCGCCATCGCGCTCAGCGCCGTGACAAACAACTACTGGGCCTGGTTCTTCTGCGGCGGCGTATCCCCGGTGTTCCACGCCGTTGCGGTAGGCGGGAACATGATCACGGGGACGGCGGACGTGATCATCGGTCTGGTCTGTGCGGACACGGCCGACACGAGCACCAACGAGACGGTCCTGGGCGCGTGCGCGGCTGTTACCTCGGCGCCCATCGGCACCACGCTTTCCGCTGACGCGACGTAGGCTGGCATGAACAACTGAAAGGAGCCTCTCATGGCTGATAGCACGCTTGACAGTGAACTGTTCGTCCTCTTCGACTTCTGGCCGGGGGTTGCCCGGCACGTCAGTCCGGCCAACATGCCGGCCGCGTTCACAACGCCGGTGTCAACGGCGGTGTTCGGCCCGGGCGAGAAGATCTGCGTGTGGAACGACGGCGACACGGCCGGCGAAGACGGCTATGCGACGTTCATCTACTTGCTGATGGGTACGCAGAACTCGGCCGTTGCCGTTGCCGCTAAGACGTTCTGCGCCCCGGCTTCCGCGACGACGCCATTTACCATCGGCAACAACCCGGATGCCGACATCCTCGTGCACACCGGCAGCCCGCTGGTCGCCGTGGCTCTGAGCGCCGTCACTAACGCCTACTGGGCGTGGTACTGGTGCGGCGGGGTCTGCCCCGAGGCGGTCGTTTCGGGCCTCGGCGGCAACTACGTCACCGACAACACCGTGGCCATCGGTCCGATGTCGCTGACGAACTGCGCGGGCGACTTCATGGGTCTGGGCGTGACGGGCGCAACCACCGAAGCGATCATCGGCATGTCGCTCTCGCTCGACGTGGCCTAACCCCGACAACTGAAAGGAGCCATCTCATGGCTGACAAAACGATGGACAGTTTGGAAGTCATTCTCATCGACAACTGGCCGGGCGTGGCCAAACTGATCGGTCAGGACGAGATCCCCGTCGGCGGATTCACCGGCTCGCTGCATCACAACGTGGCGGCGCCTGCCTACCCGAAGGGCGAGAAACTCTGTGTCTGGAACCCGTCCACGCTCGGCGCTGAAGGCATGTCCACCATGATCTACCTTCTCGTCGGCACGCAGGTATCCATCGCGTGCAGGTCGCTCGTCACCACCGGGTCGGCTACCGATGTCTACGACGTTCAAGATTCTCCTGATGCGATCATCGGCCCGAAGGACGGCGGCGCCCTCGTCGCGGTGGCCATCAGCGCCATGACCGATGCCTACTACGGTTGGTTTTGGTGTGGGGGCGTCGCGCCGGAAAGCCTCATACCCGATCTGGGCGGCACCTACGCGACCGAGAGCACGGTTGTTGCGGGCCTGCTCGGCCTCAGCGACCTGACCGCCGACGCGCTGGGCCTGGCTGCGGTTGCTGCGGCCACCGATGCCATTATCGGCTTTGCCCTCGCCGCCGACGACGAGTAGCCGGTACGGAAACGAATGCGAATCGGGCGCCCTGTCCATCGGGGCGGGGCGCCCCTTGAGAGAAGGAGTGGCCCAATGGCCTGGATTCCCACCACACAGTTCACCGCCACCCTTGCCGGCGCTACTATCGAGTACGGCTACGTCACACTGACGACCGCTCTCGAATACGTCGAGGTCACGACCCGGCTGAAGGTGATAGATTCGGCCCAAGTGACGTACAGAGAGGCCCCCGACGCCGCCACGCGGCTTTACTGCGACGGCACGATCACGGCTGGTGCCGTCACGATCACGGACGTGGAAGGCGCGGAGACCAACGACCGGATCGTGAACTATATGTTCATCGGCCACTAGCGGGCCGGGCCGGGGCGGGGCCCCTTGAGAGAAGGAGAAGCCTCATGGCTTGGATTACTGACACACAGTTCACGGCCACTCTCGCGGGCGCGATCATCGAACACGGCTACGTCACGCTGACAACGGTACTCGCATCCGTCGAGATAACGACCCGCCTGCATACGGTAGTCGCGGCCTTTGCGTCGTACAAAACAGCGCCCGACGCCGCCACGAGCATTTACTGTGACTGCGCGATCACGAACGGCGCGGTCACGGTTGCGGATGCAACAGGCGCGGCCGGCACCGACAGGGTTATCAACTACCTGTTCATCGGAAGATAGGCGGAAGGAGGGCTGACCGTTGGGTACCTCGCGCCTATCTACCGCACAGATCATTGATTCGGTGGTGGCCTACACGAGCCTGAGCCGTGCCGACTCACTCCTGCGCGCGCAGGCCGGCTACGAGCGCGTGCTGGCGGGGGAAGACCCGCGCGGCGGCGTGCACCAATGGTCATTCATGGTGCTAACCGCCACGCTGCGGCTTTGGCCGGACGTTCTGGCTGCAAGTACCGTGACAGGCGGCACTTACAACGAGACGAACGACGAGACGCCCCTGACGGCTTCGGCGGCGACCTTCCATCCCTACCACGTCGGCTACGACATCACCCTGACCGACACCGGGGCGGTTCGCATCGTCGGCTTCACCAGCGAGACGGAAGTCATGCTGGAAGGCGACCAGAGCGCGGTCAGCGCCGAGACGTTCACCGTAACGAGCGGCGGGCGGTATCTCTTGCCGGCGACTTTCAACGGCGCCGACGGCGGCCCGACGCTGGCGTTTGACAGCGGCAGCGGCTTGCAGCCGCCACATCTTGAGGAGGTCTCGCCCGCCGACATTTGGAACGCGCGGCGGACAAGCGACAAGGACGGAACGCCGCGCAAGTACGCCATCGCTCCGGCCAGCGGCAGCGATTGGAGCCTGGGCGCCGCGCAGCGGTTCGTGCTGCTTGTCCATCCGCCGCCGGCCGTGGCCTGGACAGCGGCGTACTCCTTCGAAGTCGTGACAGACGCGCTGACGGATTCGGAGAGCGAATACGCCTTGGGGCCGTCCTGGATGGGGCGAGTAATTGAGGCTGCGGCGATGGCCGCGTGGGAACTGAGGGACGCCCGGAAGTTGGGGAACTGGGAAAAGGCGTTTACGCGGATGATGATTACCGCAATCGACCGGGACGTGGGCTTTCTGGCAACCAGCGCGCCCGCGTCCCTGGCGGACCATGACGACGGACCCTGAACATGGCAACCCTTGTTGAGCAGAGAGAGAAGCGAAGTGAATACGCCTTTCTGGGGCGTGTCCGATACCGCCGCGTCGTGGTCTGCCCGTGGGCGGCTCGCGGCGACCTCCTGCCTGCCAAGGGCTCGGCCATGCCCGCGGCCTACGACGGCAACACGTCGGCCATCCTCATCGAGCGCCCCACGGCGACCGGGTCGGCCGACGGCGGGGCGCGGACGGTCCTGACCTACGAACTGCTCGAAGCGGGGACCAACCCGGAACTTCCGATTCCGGCGACGTGGACTGTGGCCCCGGGAACTCCGCAAGTGCATCTCGCCGTGGCGCGGGGCGTGCGTCATCGTGTGGAGTTGGAGGTGCCGGGCGGCACGAGTTACGCCACTGTGATCGCAGCGCTTCCCCTCTATACCCCGTACCCCGGCGAGGAGGGGGTCTGGGTGTCCCGCCTGGACGAGTTCTTCCTGCGCGACGGGTCGAGGCCGGGACGGGCCGCGCTGATGCTCGTGTTCAACCCGCCCGACCGCTGGGCCGTTCTTCGCAGCAACCCCGGCAAGGCGCTCCTCGAGGTCGTCGGCGGCGGGACGGAATACGTCCCCAAGCAGGACCTCGACGGGGAGTTCGTGCAGTGGGAGCGGGAGGCGACCGTAGACAGCGAGAAGACGCGGGAGCGGTGGCGCGTCGCCGAGGGCAAGGGGACCAAACTCAAGACGGGAACTACGCTGCGCCTGAGCCTGATGGCGTCGAACGCCTACATCCCCACGCTGCTGGCACTGCTGGATACCGTCAACAGCAGTGTGCTCCCGAAGTTGGGCAACGCCGGGCAAGAGACGCTGCTTTTCCGGCAGTATCGACTCGCGATCGAAGTAACGGCGTTGGAGAACCATTCGGCCATCGAACTGTACTTTGAGGTCAACCTGGACGGTTGGAACGCAGACACCAAGGTTCAGCACGAGGTTCTGAAGGCTTACCAGGTTGCGGTCTACGACTCGGACGGCGCGAAGGTGGACGGGAAGTACGCCACCATCCTGCGCTGGGAACCGCCGTCAGGCGATACAGGCCCGGCCGTGCGCAGGATGTACGACAAGGAAAACTGGGAACTCTTTAACGGCATGATCCTGTAGGTGTGCGATGGACTTGCGCGAACTGATGTCTCAGGTCAGGGCATTGCCGGTGCCGCCGCCGGTGTCTGAGGAGGCCCTGCCCGCGTCCCTGCGTCTGCCCCTGCGCTCGCTGCTTGAGAACCTTGCGGCGTGGCGCGAGTTCGCGTTGCAGGTCCAGAGCGTTGGCCTTGCCGACGACGTTGGGGACAACCTTACGCGGCGCGTCGAGCAACTGGAAGGCGTCTTGCTCAACGTCCGGGGGTACGGGGGCGTGGAAGTCAGAAGCGGTCCGGCGGGAATCGCCATCGGTGTGCAGCCGCCCGGCCGCGACCTTGAACCGGCATCGGAAGGGCCGGCGGGCTTCTGGGCGGAAATCGTCACGGAGGTCGAGAGCGGCGAATACACCTTCAAGGAGAAGGTGCTGACGGATGGGCAAACCTGGGCGGACCTGACGGACGGGCGAAGCGGAACGGTCTATGAGACCAACGACGCGGAAGACGTCGAGGCGGGAGCGATTGTCCGCGTGGCGGTCGAGCACGACACGAGCGGGAATCTGCAATACGTCTTCGAGGCCGCCGTTGCGGGAATCCGGTACGACGTCACCACCCACAAGTTCCAGTACACCAAGACGGGCGGCGCGACGTGGCTTGATATAACAGACACAAGGGAGTGCGACGACACGTAGCGGAGGAGTTGGATTGTGGGCATCTTTGACAGGCCGATGTTCTCGAAGGCAAGCGGTCTGCCGATCTACCGCAAGAGCGACGGTCTGCTCATTTGGGGCGACCCGGACAACTGCGGTTGCTGCGGCCCGATGCCCTGCCGGGATTGCTGTGTCGAGCATATCCAAGGCCCCGCGACCGTCACGGTGGACCCCGCGAGTTGCGGTGAGGCCATTGAGGGCGTCTACAAGTGCGAACTGGCGGAAGGCGTTTATGCGTTCGACTATTGCATCCACGACTCCACGAGTAGCCACACGTGCCACTACCGATGGTCGCACAGCGATAGCGGGTGGGTCTTTCACCTCCATCTGTACTACTGTCTGGTTACGGCAACATGGTGTTCGTACCTGTGGGGGAGCGACGGCACCAAGATCATCGTGTTCGGCTCGGAGACAAACGATTGCGGCTGCCAGGACCCGCCGGCGGACTGGTGGAGCACGGACGTGACGGGGCTGGTGGCCTGTGACGCGGAAACGCACGTGCTCGCGGCGGGCTACGCTCTGGCGGGCGACGTCTTTGCGAGCGTGCCGTCCTGCGAGGGCTGCACGGCAAGCGTGTCGATATGACCGAGTTCACAAAAACGAACCATTGCCGTTTGCACGTCCACTGCCGGACGTGCCGCGACCGTGAGAATGGCCGTGGGTGGCGTGAACAGATTGCCGCGCACTTTGCCGTGGACGAGATCGACTGGCCCTGCCCGGATGGTAGACCGTGGGGCTACGAGGGCCAGAGCCGGGGCTTGGGGGACACGGTGGCGAAGTTTATCAAGACGGTGACGCGCGGCAGAGTCAGGCCGTGCCGTGGGTGCAAGAAACGGCAGAGGGTGCTCAACGCCCTAGTGCCGTACAGGCAAGGAGTCTGAGTCATGGGTGAAGCCTTTACGCTCCGGAGTGTCGAGGATGTATTCGGCCACCGCATTGGCATCGGCGATCTGAGTGATACCCTTCGGTCGGACCTCCGCTCAACGCAGACGTTCATTCCTCTGGATATCACGGCGCTGCGGGGCCTGTCCGGGCACCTCCTCGAGCGCGTCAACGGCGACACCGACCCGACCCGTCGCGCCAAGTTCCCGGCAGGCAACCGATTTCAGGTCGCGTTCCCGC